GCTGATGTGTTTCTTTATCCAAAATATCAAGAACCCATTTTCTGAATTCTTTTGCGATTGGCGTTCTAGAAAACATTGCTACTAAGTGACAACCTCTAAGTGAGAAAATTCGTACCTTTTTAATGTAATTTCCTGAGGTACTTATTTCGAGTACCTGAGACATACAAGATGTAAATTCATCAGAATACTTATTATAAATCATTGTTACAGCTTTACTATTTGAATATTGTAAAGCCTTAGCCAGTTCTGCTGATGTAATCCAAATTTGATTATTATGATTGACTAATTGTACTGGTGAATCATTAAACATTAATTGATTTGACATGCTATATCCTCGTAATTGCCCCTCTTTGGGGGCTTATAATTTGTTGTTAATTGGTTAAGCTGCAATTTCTTGTGATAAAATTTGTGATAGTTTCGCTAACCCTTTTGGAGTAACTAGCACCTGCTCTACTATCTTTTCACTGCCGTCACTTCTTGAGACTGTTGTAATCTTATGCTCTAACAGCCCTTGCTTAACCTTATCTTGATATCCAAGCCAATGATGACTGCCTGTTCTTTTGTAAATCCAACCCATTGAGTTTAATTCTTGAAAGAATTTTCTTGGTTGAACTTGTAAATGCTTGGCAGTATCAGTAATACACATGCTACCTTCTGCTTTAGTCGCAATGCGATCAAAGGCAGCAACGGTTGGCTTCATTTCTTCAAGTTGAGATCCTAGCGTCTTATTTTCTATCATCAGCCTTTCATTTTCTTCTTCGGCTTGAATAACCATTAGTGCAAGCTCTTTTGTTGTTGGAAGTTTTAGTTGAGATTGCTTGTTAGCTTCTTCTAGTTGATAAAGGCGATCAATAACTGCTGTTCGACGTTTAATATCATAACCCGTAATTAATATTTCCGTGTACCGTCTCGATATATGATATTCCCACGCATTAGGATTTTTAAAATCATACTGATCACAGCTAACATGTTGATTTGTAAGGTAACCCAAATTTGGGTTACGGATATAATCACCATCTTTACCACCAAGTAACGCCACTAAAATAGCCCGAATATCTCGACATATATGATCATGTCTCTTATTTGTTAAAGAGGCTATCTCACGGCTAGACATTGTCAATTGACTTTTATTTACTAAAGTTATATCATTTTTCATAGATTTGATTCCTCTTTGCTGTGGGATTAATGATTGAACCTCAACATTTGCCGATGTTGGGGTTTTTGCTTTTCTAGATGTTTGCATTTTTTACCTCTCTTTGTTTGATTTTCTTTTCTTTATGTTCTGCTAAAGCTTCAACTATCACAAAGTTTAGCGATCGTCGGCTACATTCAGCCTCTTTCTCGTACCATTCCCTTAAATCATTAGGCATTCTTGTTGGGAACGGTTTAATTTTACTTACTTCATGAATCAAAATGATCCTCCTTTTTATGTTTACGATTATTTTACGTCCTTATTTTGGATCATAATGATTCAGTTGTCAACTCTTATTATAAAAACTATATTATTGCAATGAGTCAAAAGGAATCACACTATGAACACAATAAAACCTTTTCCAACAAGATTGCCATCAGATTTGCGAAGTTATTTAGAGAACAAAGCGAATACAAATAAAAGAAGTTTGAATAATGAGCTAGTTGATCGACTTGAGGTCACAAAAGTTATTGAAACGATAACTCATTCAGATTTACGTGAAATCATAAATGACATATTAAAACTTGATAGCTATAAAAATGATCTTGAGTGTACTAGAAATGAACTTATTAAATTAAAAGATTCATACGATTCATTAAAAAGCGAATTAGCAAAAGCATTTTCTCTTTCTGGTGACACAAACGAAGATATTGTTAGAATGAAAATGGAGCGAGCTTTGAATCATATAACGTCTGGAGTAGAAGAACTTAGAACCATTTTTCCTCAAAAAAATAACCAATAAAAAACCCTCTTAGAGGGTTTGAATTGCTTTGGTAGTCAATAACAAATTAACTAAATTTAAATAAGCCCGAAAGGGCTTTTTTTATCTCAGATTGAAATTACTATATACTTTATATTCAATGAATTGATTAGTTGCTTTTATTATTTCTAATTCTGCACCTTTATATCTTATAATTTTTGATTCTGATAAGTCATATTCAACATTATTTGAAAATGCAGGGCGAGAAAAATCCTTATTAAATTCTTTATACCCGATGTTAATCTTATGCCCTACTTTACCGTTATAGATTAGTATCTGCTGGAACGCATTTTGATAAGTTACATTTTTCTTTTGGTACGAAAATGAAGAATTACTGTTACATAAAGAGCCACCACTAACAGTAACAATGCATAGGTCATTATCTTTTTTATTAGTTCTAATCCCTACAGGTAAATCAGCAAAGGTTGATTTACCCACTGTTACTCCAGAATTTAACTCATTTAAACCAAAAAATAGATACTTTTGATCTTCACCTACTTTAGGGTATTCTCCGGCATGAATAGTAAAATCCACCCCTCTGCTAACAACTGTAGTTTGAGGAAAATAAATAACATCCCTTGACGCTACTGTGCCCTGTCTAACCATATCGTCGCCAATAAAGGTTTTTGTAACAACATTCAAATCGGGATAGCTTATTTGTTTTGTTTCAGCTACATAATTATATTTCACAGTGCTACAAGCGGTTAAAACCAAGCCAAATAAACCAATTAATATAAGTTTCTTCACTCTATTCTCCTATAAGTAATTTTGATTAATAGTATGAAATTTATTAACCAAGTGCAATAAAAAAGCCGCTTATGCAGCGGTGAACTAATTTCCGGCGAACTGATCACAGTACCAGCGTTTCTAAACCGCTTATGCAGCGGTGAACGTTATTCTACCAACCACAAACAGCCCTTAACGGCTTTATAGCTTCATCGATACCAGTTAAGTCAAACGTAGCATCCACTGGATTTTCACTATATGGAGTGACACGAATAAAAAACTTATTTTTATCTAATAATTTCTTTATAAATTTTATTGATGCTTCTCCCTCGCCTAATAAGCTATCATAAAAAATGGCTTTATGGTCAGTTGACGTCCCCCAATACACATCAGAAACAGCCTTTTCAGAATCAAGTCTAGTTAAAGGTTTAATTGGTTTATTACCTAAAAAAATATCATAATTAATAAAAACTGATGTCGCATTCTCCCTGCATCTAATAATAAGACTAGGTTTAAATTTTTTATAACCAACATTTATATAATCATTAGCATCTAAGCTTAAAGATACAGATAAACTATCATCTACTGGCGATTTATCTTTAAAGATTCCCCATTGACCTATACCTTGCGTAGGTATTACTATAGTTTCAACATTAGACAAACTATCATAACATTTCAAGCGTTCATCTTTATTCGGTATTGATTTACATGAATCAATTTTTGACTGCAACTCATCATTAGCAAAAACAAAAAATGGCAACAGCAATAAACAAAATAAGATCTTTTTCATACCATCTCCTTAATTAAATTTGGTAATGGTATGAAATTTTGCCCATTAGATCAACGCCGATTTAGTAGTCCGCCCTTTCTAAACCGCTTATGTAACTACCAAGATCTCAGTAGTTACAAATTTCTCAGCAACTTACACAGCTTCAATCAAATTATGATGTCTGATACACGGCAATACCCTATTCCAATTATTGCTTAAGTATCCCTGTTGCTGATGGTTGATGTGCTTGGTTTCCCTATCAAGTATTATTCTTGCGTTTTCTAGTGTACTTTTGTACTCAATTCCCATTGAATAGAACGCTGGCGCATATTCTGATTTAATTTGATACATTGCTTCAGTTACTAATCTTATATGTTGCCTCATTCTTTCTGCTGCTTTATAACACCATGCGAGAGTGCAAAGCTCATCATTAGTAAATTGTGATAATTTAACATGTACACCGCCCAACCACTCTATAGCTTCGTCAAATTTACTAGCAGGCAAATCTTGGTATCGAGGGATCTTAAATTGTTCATATAGCTTAGTATAAATCGCTTGATAATGCTCACCTGTTCGGTAAGAACGCTCATTCACGGCTTGCTTGATTTGCTGTTGTTGTTCGGGCGAAATGGTGTTAGGGAATTGTTGCGCTACTTTTGGCATAAAGTGGTTATAAAGTACATCGAAACATTCTAATTGATATTGTTTTAAAATAGGTTTTATTTCTGGATTAACCCTGCTTAATTCTATACCTGCAAGCCAACCGTTGAGGTAGCCAAGAGGTAAACATAAAACATCTCTATTTTTACCGTCTTTTGCAACTACCTTTATCATAAAGGCAGTTGAATTAAGTATTTCATTTCTTTTAATTCTTTGCCTTTGAGCTTCCCAATCCAAACCTATGTTTTCGCATATTGGCTTGATAGCAACATAAGGCTTATTATTATGATTAAGAATTGATATTTGTTGATTGTGAAATTGAACTAATTGAATTTGATTTGACATGCTATATCCTTTGTTTATTTTTTTGAGATTATTACCCATTTTAATGGGTGTCGAGAGGCTCAAAAGCCTAACAAAGAAAGGCTGGAGTTATTCCCCTAAGGTATTTTATTCCTCGCCCTCTCGACATTGAATTTTAGACGTAAAAAATCCGCATGCTATCGGGGCGGTGTCCGCTTTGTTTAGGTTTTGAGACCTGAACAAGAATATACAATTAATTTGATCTGTTAGTCAACAAATATGTAATTTTTTATTGTTGAACTCGCTCGCAAACTAATTTGGTTTTTGTTTTAATGTTTTCACTATTATTGGTGTAAATGTCTTCCATTACATCTACAGTTTCATATTTGTCATGAGAAATGTACGTTATAGATTTTTGTTGTTTTATATTATGATTATCGAGAAACTTAATAATTTCCGATTGATCATAATAGGAAGCTAGGTTAAATGGGTAAGAAGTCGGATTCCCAAAATTAAAATACAGAGTTCCATCTTTCATAAAATATTTTATTAAATCTTTACCTCTTTCAATCTTGCCGTAATCCTGAAAAGCCCCATCTTTCCATTTAGCAATTTGTTGCGCAAAATCACATCTCCAATCCCCAATAAGCATTTCCTCAGTTACTTTTCTTTCTTCACAGCCAAATAAAACTAAGCTAACCAAGCTAATTAGTAAAATTCTTTTCATACAATACATGTGATCCTATTTTATATTAAATTTTACGTTAATATTATGTGATCATTAAGTTAAGAGCAATAAAAAACCACCTTCAGGTGGTTTGACTGATAGGTGACTTTTCAAATGTTACCCTTTAAACTAATAATTATTTGGATTTGTGCATTAATTTCAGGGCTTCACTTTCCATTATTTGAATATCGTTAAAAATAGTCTCGTTTTCAGCTATGTTGTTGACTTTCATAACCCATGGCAAACAATTGTAATCAAGCCCTGTAACGCCACCCATGCTTGTGCGCCACTGGGTGGACATTGACTTGAATAACTTAAAAGCATCTAAATTATCTTGCCATATTTCTACATACTCATCAGCGTAATCATCTTCGGTTAGACCGAATGCCGCCAGTTCATCTTTTGACGGCTCGGGGGTATATAGAGCAATGGCAAGTTCAATTAGTTTTTTTCGCGCTGACCTAACATTTCTTTATAGTATGTATCGGTTATCGCACGCCAAGCAGCAGGATAGTTATTTAATAAGATTTGCATGTTTTCTTGATTAAATTCTTCATCCAAGCTCCAGCCTTGAACTATTTTCATGACAAGATCGACGATTTGTTTATCTTTAACTTCATCTTCAAGTTTAGCGAGCTTATCTGCTGAGTAATGGTTAAAGGTTAGTTCGATTTGCCCGTCCTCTTGACCTGCACGAGGAATTAAGACATTACACTTAAACGTTGGTTCTGCGACTAATTTAAATTTTGCCATTTAGTTTATCCTTATTTATCTTTATAAAATGTGATCGCTGGTGATTCGACGGTTGTGTTGATTTTTACGGTTTCAATCTCGTTGATAGCCGTCTCAGGTGTTGGGTCAAATGACACACGTACAGCGTCGTAGCGAGTTTCTTTTGCTTTCGGTACATACATTTTCATTGCTACCACATCGTTCGTCTGATCTAATTCCTGCAATAGCGGATAGATCGGCAAAGAGCTGTCATGAGCAATAGTAAAGCTTTTGCTTTTTGCTGATTTAATGGTTGGTAATTGTCGTTCTGTATCATCATCCAAAAATTGAATTTGAACAAATTGTTGTTCACCGCCCTCAGTAGCAACTTCTTTTACCTGTGGCAATCTTTCCCAAGCTGTAATTTTAGTTAATGTTCCGACGCCCTCATCAGCAGGAAATGCGCTGACATTTGTCGTATTAATATTGCCAAGAGTGACCTCTAAATTATTAACTTTCGATACTTTAGCAACCGCATTATTTAATTTTGTCCAACCCGAAGCAATTAGAACCTCATCACCGACCACAAGCCCGTGATTCGCTTTCAATGTAACAACCGCTTCTTTGGCGTTTGTAATAGTTTCAAATGCTAAAGCCCCGCCTTTTGATTTTTGCACGTAAACACGTGCGCCGTTAGGTAATGCAAAACCCATAGTAAAACTCCTAATTTAATTAAATTAACGTATCAGCACGGTAATTCATGCTAATTGGTATGGTGTAAGTGGTTTTATCCGTGATAGCTGGATAAACGCTTGGTATTGAGTTGATGTAAAGTGAAAAATTATCTTTGGTTAACTCTGTATTGAGTTTGAAATGCTTAATAATCGCTTCTGATATTTGCTGAGAGCGTGATTTACCAGTGTTAATTGGAGCTACTACGCTAACTTGATAAACTCCTTTGTAAATCCGTGAATTACCGCCCAAATCAAAGCTGGTTGTGATTGCTGGCAATATGTTAGATTTCAAGTATATTTCGTCATTAGGTGTTGCTTCAATGTTTTCATAAATGATTGGTAAACCTAGCTGGTTGGCAATGATATCTAGATGCGATTCGAGCAATTCTGAAATTGTCGAAATCAATTATTAACCTCCTTTTGTGGCGTTTTCAAAATGAACTTGAGCATTTAGTGCGGCGACCCTGACAATACCGTTAGGCGCTTGTTTAGAGTGTCCAAACTCTAATCTCACACTGTAAGGTAGGTTGTTAGTAAAGTAGATTGACTGAACACCATTTGTATACCGCCCAATCTGCTCGATACCATCTTTTAACGTGTCCATTCCTGATGGATCAATTCTATCTAGTTCAACAGATGCAGGCACATTAAAAGTAACTTGCCAGTTGCCACGAAAACGTCCACCGACATAGCCTTTGGGAGCATAACCTTGCCATAATTCAGGCTGTCCTACTGGTGACATTCTGATAATGTCTTGCAAGATTTCGATACTAGCCTTTTTAACTACAAGCTCATTTTTTGCTTTCGCTTTATCTACAAACGCATTGATAGACGATAGAAAATTTTGACTATTCGACATTTACGCTTTCCTCAACTGTGCTTTGTAGCATATGAGAACATCAGCAGGTTTTACGGGATTAGGCTGTTTAATCAGATATTTTTCACCGTCAATGATTACAATATCGTTGATTTTCAGCTCAACATCAGCAGAAAAAACCATCTGAATATCTCCAGACTGAATAACCGTTCCGTCAATCTCAATTGGGTTGTAATTGGTTTTTATGCCAATTGTTGTAAAGGTTTGATTTTCGGTAATAACTTCTTTACCGTTAACAATTGAAACTTGCCCCTTTCTTAATACTAAATATTTCATGCCGTATTTTGAAAGGAGTTTCAAGGCCGTATTAAATGAACGTTCATAAAAGTTCACCATCACGACCTCTCGGCAATACAATTTATTGAGAACCCACTGCTAACAACCAAATCGCCCAATATTGACATAACAGCCGTATACTGCGGTTTAAAGCCAGATTCATCGACCGCATAAGCGACTGTTAACGCACCAGCTATAGACTCCGACTTTACTGGAGCCTCACGCACACTAGGCAATAAATCATCCGAAATAGCCTCAATAGCTAACATACATTGAGCTGTTATTAGTGGAGTTGGGATCTCATTGCTAGGTAATAAATAGCCATCCAAAACAATATTCTTTCTAGGAAATGGTAAAGTTTGGCTTTGTTTGGCTTTCTTACCTGCCCAATTTAATCCATTCAAATAGTCCATTGCTTTAATGAGCAATGATTCTTTATTGTCAGGTAAACTTATATCTCTTGCGTTAGCAAAATGCTCTAAATCATCAATGCTTGCATAACTGTTAAAGTTGCTAGAATTAGGATCGGCATTAATCATTCATTGCTCCATAAAAAAGGGCGTAAAGCCCTTTGTTTTAATTATTTACTTTGGCAGATCTGCTGTTAACGTTTGGCGCTCCTAGTTTGATTAAAACGCCAGCGGTAGATTTATTGCTGTCAAAGTGTTTTTTCCAGTTAACTTGATTGCTTAGCTTGGCTAAATCTGGGTTAGCGCCTTTTGATGTATCCCAACTATAACCGAGTAAATCAATGTTAACTGTACCCTCTGCACGATATCCGATTGCTAGGTTCTCTTGCGTATTGATGTCATAAGAACGGAAGCCCGGAGCTTGTGACTCAGTGATTTTTACAGCACTTGCAACTAAACCTAAAATCGCATCAACTGGCGCAGAATCAGTAACTAATACAGGTTTGCCTAATGTGCCTGGTTGACCACCATAAACCACAACACCAGCTTCTTCGTATAGCTTGTTATCCATTGCCTGATCTACAATGTCAAAGTAGGTTGTAGAATGCATAACAAATAATGCGACACGATTAAATTTGTCGCCATATTTGCGCAATCCTTTAGTTAATGTTTTCTTCCCATCGGTCGCAATATCTGCGGTTACTGTCATGTCAGTGTTAGCACCAATAGCAGCCATTAGAGAATTGATGGCATATTTAACGTAGCCCTCTAATGTTGCATCTGCCACATCAACGCCGATCACCTCTGAAAATTCAGAAATATCACGCCCACGGCGTTTAAATGCTTCTTCTGTTGTTTCATAAGGTCCGTATTTCCATGGCACTTTGACGCCCACAGCTTCGCCTGCGCCGATTTTTTTACCTGTAATAGGATCAACCGAATTAACATCACGTGGATCAATAGAGCCGTTAACTTTGTAAAATGCCCGTTTTCGAAAATCTCCTTCAATTAATTCATTGTCGATAAGAATTGCACCATTAGATGCCGCATTAAATACATCCAAGTTATCTTGGCGTCGCTCTAAAAATGCGGTTTGTGCTAAATCGTTGTAAATGATTAAATCTGTATTTACTGTTGTTGCCATTATTTAACTTCCTCTTAATCTTTTGGTAATTTTAAATATGCTTGTTGACCATATTTTTGGATGTAGTTGTGTTTTTCCGTACTGGTCATTTTTGAACGAACTAAATTGGAACCGCCTGCCTTATGACCTCCGCCTCCAGTGCCTTCGGCTCTTGGAAATAAGTGTGGAGCATTATCTTTTAATGATTCCACCCACTCTTGAGGTGTTAACGGAGTTTTACCGTCTTTACCAAGTAAAGGTTCGCCATCTTGTCCTACTGCGACAGCCTCGCCGTCATCACTTAAAATAAACATGCCTTTGGCACGTAAACTAATATCTTCTAATGCTTCAGGTAACGCTCCCGCTTTCAATGCCGCATTAGTCATTTTGTTGCTAAGCACAATACTGCTATACTTTTCAGCTTTCTTTTGCGCACTATCAGCTCGTTCTTGTTCTGCTTTGAGCTTTTTATCAAACTCGCTTCTAAACCGCTCTGTGCGTTTGTTTAATACCTCATCGATTTTCCCTGCTGAAATAAGTTTTGCTTCTTCATCATCTGAAAATCGCTGTAAGATTGTTTTGACGGCGTCAGGATCAATTCCTTCAAACTGCTTTAGTTTTTCAGATAATGCCTTTTGTTTACCTAACAATTCATTATTTTTATTTTTTAAGCCTTGCGTGTTTTCAGCAACTGCTTTATCAATTAAGGCTTGCACTTCTGGGGTGATTGTCGCGCCACCACCAGCATCGCCACCTTCTTGCGCTTCTGAATAAAACTTTCGGTTGATTTCTCTAAATAACATAATTTCCCCTCAGGATTTGAGCTTTGCTCTGAAAATAAAAAAGGCCGCATATAGCGACCTTGTAGATGTTAATGAATATTTATTTATCTATTGTTTTGCTGTTTTCCATTTTATTGGTAACTGCACTCATACTCATAGCCATCATACGTTTAATGGCTAAATTTGGCTCGTTATCAATCAACTTTTGTATCTCCACTAAGATGTCATCATCCCACGGCTGTTTTTGAATTAAAGCGTGGACCTTTCTTAGATTATCGTTTGTCATGTTTTATTAACCATTCTAGTATTAAAGGATGAATTCTCTTTCTCGATTCAGTATCGCCAAGCATATACAAAGCAAAGCTTTCAGAAAAAAGCTCTTCATTTGAATCAGAAGAATAATAACTTAGCACATGCGCCCATTTGTCATTATATGCAATTTGAGTGATTTTAGATAAATACTTCTCATCTTGATAATACAGATAGTGCCCAAATTCGTGCGCTATTGTTCCTTTTATGCTTTGAACTGATGCGTAAGGTAAAACATCCAAGTTAGCAATTATCCGTGCTAGCTGTTTTTTATCTGGAGATAAATCAATTTCATAAATGGCCATATCTTTAAACCCTAGCATGGCGGCGTTTTCTGCAATTGCCTCCCATTCGCTTGGGTCTAACATCCATTGCGCCATGTGAATTGAGTTTTGAGATAAATTATAAGCACCAGCCGCAGTTTCCGAAAATTTATCTTTTGTCCCTAACCATGAGAGTTTTGATAAATTGAACCTTTTAATAATATCTTCTGATATTACAGCAACATCTTTAGCGCTTTCGAGAGATGTATCTTTCGGAAATTTAACATTAGCAGCTATGCTTTTTCTTTGCATCCAATTTTCAACATCTTCAACTGTTCTTAAATTTGAAAGTTGACCACTAAGTTGGTTGTTTAATTCGTCAATTGTTAATAAGTGTCCATCGCGAGTGAAAAACTTTTCTGGCTCAATTTCTCCATTTCGTAATAACCTCGCTCTTTCTACCCCTAATATTTGCTCTTGCCTCTCCTGTGATTGTGTTTTTAGCCACTCAAGATAAGATGTTTTAGCAGGAACTTGACCATCCATTGATGCTCGTATGCCAGTTGGCACCTCATCAATGTCGATCCCTAGTTCACGATAACTTTTTAGTATAAACGTTTCAACAGACCGACAACAAAAATGTAATTTACCCGGTCCGTCACCGTATGGAATGTCATGACCGATAGGCTGGTTATCTAATGTATACTGTTTTAAATCACGAATAATACACATCGGAGTAGTACTAGTATCAAGCGTAGATAACCATTGCTTGCCTTTTATTAAATCGCTATTAGCCTTTCCGAACTCATCACGAGAAACGGCGGCTGTGTGAGATACAGCTGAGCGAATTAATGATGATACGTTTCTCTTACTCGTTTCTAAAACGCCATCTTTATAATTGTTCTTTTTAGTACCTCTCACTCTTCTAATAATCTGTTCAGTGGTTTCGCCAGTTACATAACCAGTTCTAACGGCATTTGTAACACGTTTAAGTCTGTCATCTTCGATATTGCTTACCCATTCAGACAATAATCGCCCTTGAAATGGTTTTGCTTTTACCACCGCAAATAACTGATTGGGCGATATCTGCATTAAAGGGTATTTAGTTTTAACAATATCGGATAATAACGATTCAAACAGTGAATATTGATAATTACTCTCATATTCACTAAATGCATTTAATTCACCAAAGAGATAATCAGAAAATGAATTTAATGACTTAACACTACTGAGCATTGATTCAAGTCGTGATATTTTAAATTCACTAGAAGATAAATCATCTAACGCAATATATAGCTGGGCTGTTAACTGTTGATCAACGACATTTAGAAGTTTAAGTGATTCTCTTATTAAATTATGCTCATAACCAACCAGATTAACGCGGTGATAAATTGCTTCATCGCGAAGTTTTTTGTTAATTGTCATAAATTAATCCAGCAACTGAGGATCTGCGTCTTTTAGCTCCTGCTTGACGGTTTCAGGATCTGCGCTTGGGTCAATGATATCTATTTTTTGCATTGCACGTATCATATCCTCATCCCTGATTGCGCCTGATTGCCATGAGCTAACAATAGCGGTAATCAGGCCAGCATCAGCAATCTTAGAAATAAACTCTTGATTGATAGAACAGACAATATTATCAACCTCTACCCCAAGATAATGAGCACACCATTTAAGTGCTATCGTGTAAGCCTCCGACACGTTAGAGCAACATATACCGAGTACGGATGTTGATGCTGTTTGATCACCATTAGCTTGTGTTGCGGTTTTAGCTGATGAGTTTTGTTCTATTAACCTAGCGCCTAGCGCCACCATATAATTGCGCTTATCGTCCATACCCTCTTTAGCTAAAGTGTTAGGCTGTGCTTGGGCGTAAACAAAATTACCGCCCTGAGGAAGTAATAATGGGGTACGAGATCCAATCTTGACACCATTCTTTTCCAAGAAATCTCGCCATTCAGTGTCTAATCCGATAATTGCAGGCTGAACCTGACCACAAAAGAACAAACTATCTTCATAATCAGCACTATTACGATAGTGTCCTAAATTGATTTCAATTAATGAAGATAAAGGGGAATCATCAATTGTTGGGTCGTTGTTTTGAGCACCTACAAATGTAAATGGAATTTCATGCCAATGATCTTCATTTTTTGGTTTTGGCTCATAAATAGAATCAATTTCATAAGGTCCACTGTTATTTTCTCCTGTGCGACGCCAAACCTTACAAATGAACTTGCCTTCTTCAATGGCTAACTCTCTGTATTGAGTGATATCTTTAAAACCATATCCATCATAGACTTCAACGACTTCCCGAAGAACAACTAAAACTAGCTTATCTTTGCCGTTAATTCGTTGTGTTCGCCAGTTAATAATATCTTCTGCTTTATACGATAAAATCATAGCCTCATTAGAATCTGAGGAATAATCAACATACAGACCATGACGACCAACTTCTAATACTGATTCAAGAGTTGATTGTGACTGTTGGTAAATACTTGTTCCCGCACCATCTGCATTAGTTTTGAGATATTCCAACTTGTTAGGGATGCTAATTGTTGGATCTTTGCGGAAAGCCATACCAATTAAACCAATTTTTGTGTGACCAGTAATACTATAAAAAACCGCCCTTGCAATATAATCTTGATTGCGTTTTTTATTACGTTCACTCTTATCGGTAGGATCTAAATAAGGTAAATACTGATTACCTTTTGATTTAATTATTTCAGCGCCGGCACAAACATCCCGCATTTTTTCCCAGTTAATAGATGCTTGTTTGTGCTCAGGTCGAATAAAAGTAATGTCATGATTCATTAGAATGTTGTTTCCATTTGAATTGTAAAAGCTTGTCTGCGTGCATTTCGATTAGCCACAGCAAAATATCTAAACGCATCCGCGCCGTGTGATGTATGGTCATGTAGCGGTTTATCTCGCCAACAGCCGTTTTTATCATCCCATGCTTTACGATAGGCTTCTAAATAAGCAATACCCTGTTCGCATTTACCTGCATCGAATGCACAAAGCGGAAGAATTTCACGAACTGATTCGATGCCATCATCAACACTAAGCCTTGGTGCGACATTAAACTTAATACTGTATTTCTCGCCGTCAATTTCATAGCCTTCTTTTGCTATCTGTTTACGGCTCTTACCATCACCCGATAATTCACGATTATCAATATCATGCGGTGCCCAGTGCTCAGCATATTCATAACCAAGCTTTTGGGCTTTATCTTTCAGGACCTTCATGTAGTGCCTGAGACCCTCGCCACTATTTTCGTAGTAGTCAATGATGTGAAATTCTTCACCTACTTTGCGCACAAACCAAATAGCGGTTGAATCACCAATACCCAAGTCCCAATAGGTATAAACTGGTAAATGGCTATTATCTGGTAGCGTGGTAATGCGTTTTTCTTTGTATAGTTCTCTGAATTGCCTTGCATAGTAAGCGCCCTCGATTGATTGCTCAAAGGCTTCACTTGGAATAGATGGATATTCACGCTTCATATCATCGCCAAGCGTTTTCTCTTTAGCGTGATACCAAGCTTTTTGTTGTTCGGTTAAGTCGATACCATGCTTAGCTTTTATTTCGCTAAAATACTCTTCTAATCGAGTTGGTATCGGTTCAACTGGCGCTATCGCATAAAGAGGATTCTTCCACCAAGAGAAGAAGAAAAACTTCCAGTCTAGTGATGATAACGGCTTACCTTGAATATGGGCTTTTTCAGCAGTATTACAGTAATCGTAAAAATAACCACTTTTACCCTCAGCTGTACTTTCGATAGTAATGAAACAACCAGTAGCAACCGCCTCAAAAGCACCTGTGACGATTTCCTTAGCTTTATCAGGAAACTTAGCACATATTTTTCCAAACTCAGAAACATGTAAGTAACGCAGTGTACCACCACGAAATGAAGTAGAAACATAAAGCGAACCACCTTTTTTAAAGACCAACTCACCAGCCGCATCATTGCTTGCAGGGTTTGCTTGTTTTATTTCTTCGGGTAGTCTGTCATAGGCATATTTGACTTTTTCTCTAAATAATCTTTTAGCATCATTTAAAGTGTGAGCAATCAACGCACATTTAGCTGATTCAAATAAAGCGGCATCTAACTGAATAATACATACTTCGGTAGTAAACCCCAATTGCCGAGCTTTTAAAATGATATTCCTCGTATGCATACCCTCGAAGTATTCAAGCTGTTCGGGAGTCATCATAAAGCGAATTTGTTTGCCTGCTTTATCCGTGATGTAGTAGAGATTATTTAAACGCCAAAGCTTATTGCTGAGTTTTCTTAAATGTTCAGGAGATAACATTACCCCTCCTGCGATAATTTATCCATTAAGTCAGATAGCTGATTAATCGAGTTGTCCTTTGGTATGTCATCTATGTTGTAAGCTTGTCGCTCTAAAGTGATTAAGTTTTTAAGTGTTTCACTTAATGCTTTCATTGATTTCACTCTTTCTGGCATTGATATGACGGACATATAAACTTCATTGAGTTTGTCCCTACCGTTTTGGTCTGGATTTGCTAATAACTCACCAAGTTTTTTGAATGCCTCTATATCTGCACATTCAGCGCCAAGCTCTTCAAACAAGGCGTTGGTAATATTACGAGCTTTTCGGATATCTCCACGATGTTCCATGCGAACATTGGCGATTACCTCAGCATTAGCTTCAATTAGTATCCGCTCGTTAAGTGCCTTTTCACTGGATACCTGAGTGGATACCTCTTTTTTGGATACCAGCGAATCCGCTTTGTTTTTAATTTTTGCGCTTAAATCCCTTTCCCATCCATCACGCTTGGCTCTTTTGTTTATTGCGCCGTGAGTTATTCCATGTTGCGACGCTATTTCTCTTATGGACAACAAACCAGCGCGGTAGGCTGATTCGATAGCCTCCCAGTCTGGCTTTATCATAATCTTTCCTTAAATTAATAATTGAATTTGTTTCATCGTTACCCTGCGAGTATGATTAATCATTTATGTTAATGATATGTAACTGCTGATTTTGTTTCTTTCTCTTCTAATTTCATTAGCATGAAATCACTCATTAGATTGTTTAATTTATCTATGCCAGATTGATTTAAATAAAAGGTAGTGCCGATTTTTAATGAACAGCCCTCTTTTGTTTTATTCATATCAATCATTGAACCATACATACATATGCGTTCAAATTCTGAAAGCTCTCGTTCATAGAATCCCTCCAAGAAGGACGCTAGGCTGTCGGGTTCTAATTCCAAGTTTCCTAGATGATGTTTGAAAATATTATCGCCATTTATTCTAATTAGATGTTCTACATATGAGATGCTAACAATGCGAGCGTAAAAAATAGGGTTTTTATTATTATCCATGATAGTTACCTTTATGCTGCCAATATAAATTTAATCTGTCCCTGCGTATTAAATATTGTTGAGCATCGAGCTTCAAAATCTTTGTAATCAATGCAGCCTTTTGCAATTGTTGTTATTGCTATTAACTGGTCTTCTACCGCTTTCAAAGCTTCTGGTTTTAAAAATTGATGGATTTTTTCACCTTTTTTCGTGCGCTCTTTGATACTTTGATAAACCTTTTTAGGTAGCACGACACCATAAACCCACTTCTGGGTTATCAGTCCAAATAATGATGGACAACCGCCAATATGATTATTGAATGGCAAGTTAGTCATTTTTGATAATGCTTGATAAAAAGGTTGTTGGAATCGTTTTTCCCATGTTTGCGGTTGACTATAAGTTAGTATTGCTAATACTTGTTCGTCTGTGTACGTTATTGATTGAGAGCGAATGAGTTTATCTATTTGCTCATCACACCATATTTCAAAATCCACAGACAGCCACCGGGCAAATCGAACGGCTAATTTAGGATGAATCCAAGTACCACCACCACGATCCTTTCTGGCTCGGCTAGTTTTTACATACGGGATTTTCTGGTATGTAGATTCTAAAGCATTGATATAATTAACTGTATCGGGAAGAATTAGCCAGTCATTTGGACGTTTACCAAATCTTGATGCCGCTTCAGTTGCGTTAATCCAACCATCATCGTTAAAACCAACTTGATGACCGTTAAAATCAAATTTAATAATATTCATGGTGTTCTCCATTAGAAATGAGTTTTAGTCACACAGGGAACCAGTCCAAGAGAGGTAACCATGAAAACCATCTGGTGCCCTCTAAAACTCATTCCTAAGTGGCTCTTGTTGTTAATTTTGTTAATTGCCGTGTGATAGCAAATTTCAGATATAAAAAAACCGCAATTAAGCGGTTTGATTAAATATGCAGTTATTTTTTATAACCGCCCGGGGATTTTTATACTTTATGCGGTAAAAGTGAATAGTTATTTATACAGGTAGTTAATTGAAAAACTATTAATGAGGAGTATCTAAGTTGATAGTTTTAAGGGGATATGGTTTCTAAGTTTGGCGACCGTGAACCAACTCCCCTTGAGTAAAGAAATTAAACATGATACGGATAAAAATGTAACATGTTTAATAAGTGAGTTATCTCAAACGCAATTAGATGATAACTTACTTTTCCCCGATTAGCAATGCAATAACTAATAACTAATTTCTTTTATCGCCCTTTTGTCCGCATTACACTTCTCAATAACATTTAGCAAATGCTCGTTATATCTGAGACTATCGCCAAACGTCATTTTTTGAGATGGTAAATTCGGCAGACAATCACTGAGCAAATTTGCCGGTATCGGTCGATTGACGTAAACTTTTCGCTCTGTTGTACAAGCTGTTAGAAACAGACACAGGCACAAACTGACTAGCGCAGTCATTATTTTTGAGTTGCTCATTGATTTGCTCCTGACGTTTAATAGATTCGTTTTCTAGTTCACGCTTACTTTGCTCGTTATCAGCTATGATTTGATTGTTTTTAGCGATATTCTGCTCTAACTGTTCGATTTTTCCGGACAGTTCAGCGTTTGTTTTTTGAATTCGTTCATTATCTAAATGTAGATTGATAATAATATAAATCATGAAAACAAAAATAATCGCTATAGTCGTGTATGTTTTATTCATTTTAAACCGTTCAGATAAATAGTTTTGCCACCATTTTTGACCGCAGTTAATACTATGCGACGGTTATTCGCTGGGCTGAACCCGATATGTACCCACTGATTGTGTTCCTGTATCAGTTTGTCAAATTGCACACCAGCATCAATTAATCGTTGGCAAATCTCTTTAGGCGTACCGAATGACGATTTAAAATCAACAGCCAAGCCTTTCGTATGAGCGCTTGTTGCTACACCGCCAACTTTAACATTTAGTGCAGGACAGCGATATCCAGACGTGATAATGATTGGCTTACCCAAAGCTTTTCTTACTAACTCAAGATGAGTAGCTGTTAATTGCACGCTAGGCATTAAATCGGCAGGCACAGAGTTATCAATTTTTAATCTGCTGGCTGTTGTCGAGCGAGTAAACTCTTCTAGCGTAAAATGTTCAGTTAGTTTGGTCATCGTTGTTATCAACCCTTTTTCTTAACATTGAATTTGATATTTGACGTAATTTATCAACCCCTAAAAATCCAATTGCGCCACCAATAAACGGATTCATACTAACTGGTAAGCCAAAATAATCTAGCCCACTGCTAGCAGCTAATGACAACGCACCACACAATAACGCTTCTACCCATTTACGACGTCCGCCCACACCATCATACGTTAAACGACCGTAGGCTATGATGATGGATAAAACGACGCCATAAATTAATGGCGCATTCGATTGCAACCATTCCATGATTGATGATTTATACATGTTATTATTCTTCATATGAGTTAATGATGTGACAGCGTACTAGCTATATTGAGTTGTGTGTGTGTCTAGTATTGCTGTCGATTCTGTAGATGTTGACGACATTAATGTCGCTGACATGCATGAAATTTGGACATAAAAAAACCGCAATTAAGCGGCTTCATTTAATAATTCTATTCGGTAATAAATATATAAAAAAATATTTTTTGATAAATAATGTTGACTTTTATTATAGGTTAACCTATAATAATAACCATCAACAACACGTTGATAAAGCAAACCCTCAGCTTTCGATGAGGGCTTAAGGAGAAGAAAAAATGAAATTTTTAATCATATTTCTTCTACTACTTGTAAGTTTTCCGGCTTTTTAAGTAGTATCAAAGGTGGGGCGAAAGCCCTACCGATGACCTTAAATATAACAATTTAATTTTAAAAAATCAAGGCGGATAACATGGCATTAACAAGAGTTGAAATTCAAGCAAAAAGTGACCAAAAACGAGGTGTAAAGGTCAAAGGCTTTAAGCTACACGTTGACGATATCGCATTAATTGAACAAGCAAGTAAAAGCCTAGATATTCCACAAGCTAAGCTTATTGTTGATGCTGTGAAATTTTACCTTGATAACAAAAAAGCCTCTTAATTGAGGCTTTCTTTTAAATTCAGTAATGATCGATGTTCTTGCAATGTTAACTCGTTGAGATATCGTCTTGGGTTGCCGCACATCCAACAAGAGCAAGCTGTTGGTGTTGTCACATGCCTTTTTAGCGATTTTCTAGAATCACCAGAATAAAAATCGTGCTTTCTATTATCTAGACATCGCTTAACTTGATGTCGTCTATATGCTCGTGTTCTCATAAAATTACTCACATATGGATAGCAAAAAGCCCAACTATTTTAGTGGGCTTAAATTCTATGCGTTCAAAACCGCATCATATATATATTATCTATCCGTATATCCGTACAGTCAAGTATTTATTGAATATTACAAGCCTTTCTTGTTGCTGTGATTTGTAGATCCATACCTAACGCATGAATAATTTTAAGCATAGTGTCAAATCTAGGTTTTTTCGCTGATAACGTTTTATATAGACTTTCTCTTCCGATACCTGCTTCTTCTGCTATTTTTGTCATACCTATTGAACGAGCTACATCATTAAGTGCTGCAATAAATTCTTCTGATGAAATATCCTCATGCAAAAATTCTGAAAGATACATTGCTCTTTCTTCATCAGTATTAAGGAATTTTGCCGCATCAAATTGCGTCACTTTAACCATTTTTAATCTCCTTCCAAAGTTTTACCGCTTTGTTTATATCTTTCTTTTGTGTTGACTTATCACCACCACATAATAAGAGATAAGTAATATTTCCATCTTTTGCGTAATATACTCGATAGCCTGCACCAACAGTAATTCGCATTTCGTAAATTTCATCCCTTAAAAATTTATGATCACCAAAATTACCAAAAGCAGCTCTTCGAATTCTTGCTGTTATTACTGTTTTTCCTTTAGAATCTTTCAAGCGTTCTAACCAGTTTTCGAAAATTTCTGTTTGGTTAATTATATTCATACATACACCAATCTTGTATTTATTAAATATTGTATACTTTTGGATACAATAATCAATATTTATTTTATTAAAAAGGGCGTAAAGCCCTTTGTATTGTGTTATTTGATATCTGCAATTAATTTTTTATTAAAATCTTTTAGGTATATTTTATGCATCTTATCTATGTTTAACAAAAATTGGGCATGTTCATGTTTTACATTGAACATGATAATATCTTGATCGTTGTGGTTCCTGAAAATCTTTTTAATAATTTCGCTTTCAGTATCTCGCCTCAACGTTAAATACATCTGGGTTACTTTTAACATTTTTTCAATTTCTGCGCTTATTAAGTAAAGTCTATCTTTTCTTATATGTTGAATACTATCAGCACCAGTTGCGTCACGTACCATTTTCCAAACTCCTTGCGTGAATGCTTCAGTGTAGAAAAAGGCATTTGAAATATTATTAATGATATATTTTAAATCTTGCAATTGCTGTGATGTAATGTAATTTGACTTATCAACAACTGAGTATGCACCGGTTTTACGGATTTTTGGAAGTACATCATTAAATACCCAATCTTGAAATTGTTTAGCTTCTGGCTTATTACTTCTAAATATCACTCGGTATAAGTTTGGCTCATTAATAAATACAACGTATTGATTACCGCCATTTGTAGGGAGGTAGATTTTTTCTACCCCCTTATTATCAATCTGTTTTGCTAATAAATCTTTATGGTTTTTGATGTCTAAAACACTACAAACATCTTTTAAGCAAAAGAAAGGTTCGTTATTAATTAATTGAATGCGAACTTCATAAGAAGATTGAAATTGAAAAACTGAAATTTGATTAGTCATAATATTGACCTCGGATGATTGGTTATTTTATAAATCACCACCAACACGCCAATATTGGAGGTGAACTAAGCAAGGTTGGCGTACTGGTTAATCATCCGAATCCAGCGAGCGGTTAAGCTCCCTCACCTAGCCCACCATAGACTAGATATAGAAAAACTGCTTACGCAGTTTGTGCGGATGATATTTGCCTCAGGACGCCAATCCCGACGTTAGATTTTGCTAACGTTTTTTCAATATACATCTTAATTATGTTCATTGTCAACTATGCCACCTTTGGGAATAATTCAATAATATGACCACGAATGAAACATTCAGCAGCAAACAAAATTTTTGTTATATCATCCGTTCTTTTACCCAATATTCTCGCTTGCTTACTACATGAAATTTCACGGAGATAAAAGGATGTTAATACTGCCCAATGCTCAATATTATCTGCTTTTAATCTTAAAACAGCATTATCAATAATCTGTGCCTCTTCTTCTGTTAAATACTGACGATAATCAAAATCCATTGGTGCACCATTAATACCCGCCGATTTTGAGGGGTATTCTGTCCCCATGCGCTTTAAAATGCGTGTATTTTTCCACGCTATTAAAATATCCTTAGTTTCTCTCATTTATCCCTCCCAATGCACTGATAGTTAATTCTATCTTTCCACCCTTAAAAACTTCTTTTCTTTCGCTATGTAATACGTCTATTTGCTCATCATCTACAATGACACCGCTATGTATTAATGCGTCAAAAATGGCTTTATTGATGTTATCTAGGTCTCGTTTTCTTCTGTCTGGCATGTACGCCTTAATATCAATCATTACTCTTTCAGCTAACTTCTTATTAGCTTTATTTTGCAAAACTATACCAATAACATCATTCCTAAATTTAATGCCCTGTGGTTTTATATATCTCCGTTTTCCTACTGTCCCCCAATAATGATTGACAGTTGGAGGGTACGGTAATGTCAGGTTAATCATAATTTAATCTTCCCCTCTTTAATTAGCATGTCCTGAGTTCTAATTACACCCTCAGCGTGCGCTAATCTAACGAATTCATTCTCAAATATTCGTGTTCTGCGGTCGATTTCATCATGACAAGCTGAGCACGCCCATGCGCCTTGCAAATCATTCGGCTTCATACCTACGCCACACGTTCCTGCCAGTCTGTAATGAGCTAGAACTGTAGTTTCTGGATTATGATTGCAGCACGGCAATCGAACCATACACTCTCGCCCTCTTGCTTCTTTAGTTAGTCTGCTCATTGTTAACTCTATTTAAATTATGCTGATTAATGTATTCTCTGCGTTGCTCTCTAACTATTGCTATTGCTCGCTCTAATTCTTGTTCTTTATCATCGTATCGTTTTAATTGTTCTTTGTGTTTGTTGTTCATCATGCTACCTTTGATAATTGGTCTTTGTACTGTTCAGCCAGTCGAATCGCTTCCTGTGCATCTGAGCTAAATATAACGCCATTTTCAGCCCCAAACTGTTCGGCACAAGTCACTACATCAGCAAACTCTTTTTTATTCATTCTTCTAGTTGATAGTCCCATAAACACTAACCCACCTTGAATGCCTTTTACGCATTTTTGACCGTGCAGATTAGCTGTAATTAGATGTTTCCATTCCTCTGCTGTGAGCTTTTCTCCGTTCCATTCAACTTGTTTTGCGATATCATTTAAAACAGCCCACATCATGCGATTTTGTGCTAACGTGCGATTGTCTTCATCAATTACAATCCTCAATGGATGCTCGCTATCAACTGGTAATTGATTTATTACGTCAATCGCTGTATTACGTGCTAGTTCATGTGTTAATCGTATTTCTTTAATCATCATCACTTCTCTCAAAATATTTTTTAATCACTTTCCTTGTAGATAATTGATGAGACACAACCCAGAAAGGGAAAAATATTGGCATCGTGATTATGATTAACAAAATCGCTAGTATGCATAAAAGGATAAACAGCATCGGTATCAAATGAGCAACAATAATCCCCATAAATAATTTAAAAATATCTAACCAAACATCAATAAACGTACATTTAATTACGTGCAAAATTGAATGCTTCCAAGTTAATCTAAACCCGTTTTCATATGCTTTCCGCGGGTTATTGTAAAAATCGCCCAGTGTTGGTTTTGTCACTTAGTTGCTCTCCAAATTACGAATCCCCAAAAAAACAGTACCGCTAGCATTACAATAGCTTTATCACTCATCGGCTAACTCCTTATTTGCAACCATTTGGTTTAACTTGATTAATTTTGCTATACCGAAAATCTGAGCTGGAATATAAAAACATAAAAGAACAAACCACCCCTCGTAAGCAATAAAAAAGGTCGATAAAATGGCATAAATCAAGTTCCAAGCTATGTGAAAATTGGTTACATAATCCCAGTTTTCAATAAGCTTTTCAGATGGAATGAGAATAGCTAAATACAAAATGAAACATTCAAACCAAAACACAATTTTGGGTATAACTATAAAGCTTTCGCTAATCAATTTAGACATAAGAATAGCTATGACTATGATTGCCGTGTATGAAATTTTTATTAATAATTTACTACTCATGTATTTATCTCCCATTGACACACAGATGTTTTTTATTTTCAAAAATCTTCTCGTACTCATTCGCTTTTGCGATATCTTGCTCCAAAGCGTCTTTTTTACCTGCTCTAATTCGATATTTCAGAATGTTACCGAGGCAAAAGCCACTAAACTGCTCTACAGTCATGCTTCGAGCGATAATGTCGATTGATTCGATACCGCTAATTATTTGATAGTGCTTTGGATTTTTTACGTTGTCACTCATCACCCGATCCCCGTCTAATTCAGCTCGCGCCCGCCAACTTGACCAACGCATGTTTATTGGTCTAATCACATAACGATTTTCATCAATTAAATAATCGGGACCACCAACAAAACCATAAACACTCGAAAGCCACTTTTCAAAAAGCGCACGCTCTTTTTCCAACTCTTGTTGTGTTAATTTAGTCATTCTTAAACCCTCACGCACTCAAAATTACGCACTTCAACATCAACTTTAGTATTGCCGAATGAGTTTTTAACTGTAGCCATCGTTTTAATTAAACCTTTTTCTGTGAGTTTTGAATCACGATGCAATACGATTATTCCCCACGCTTGCCAACCCTTTTTTACTTCTGCTGTTATTTTGTAAGCCATTTCTGTATCAACTCCCTCAATTTTGCCTTATCTTCTTCTGAATATTTTTTAACTCGTTCTGCTAATTGCTGTTTAATTTGTACCGTATCCGCTCCACGCTCTCTTATCGCTCTCACATAGTCGTACGCTATTTTGTCGAGCATGTGATAACGTCCTTGGGAGCAGTGGTTAACTCTCCGCAACACAAGCTCTACCTGTTTTTAACATCTGCTTAATGCTAGCAATATGCATCATGCTTTTACTTGATGCTCCCCGCTCAGTTTTACATTCCAACATTGCAAACGTATTCTCTGGTTTTGGTAGATAATGATTAGCTCGCTCTTGCGTTAATAGCCCAGTAAAAACAGCATGGTTTATAGCATCAGCACGCTTTGCTTTATCGCTACCAGGCGAAACAAACACTTCAACGGTCCGCCCATACATCATCGATTCATCAACCATTCGCTCATATGCATCAATAAATGTTCGTCTTGCTCCAATTTTGTCGCCATTTCGGTAGACAATCTCAGCTTGTGACCATGCTTTTGCTATTTCATTAGTCCAAACAACCGTATTGGTTTCATCGCTAGCAAGTATTGCAATCGACCATGCTTCATCTGGTGATAAATGATTACTTGAACCGCCCATTAGCTTGATTAAATCCGCAGGCTTAGGCATAAACTGACTTTTACGCACCCAAGCATTAGCGGCAACCTTTAATGAATTAATCGGATATTGTCCAAGTGTTGACCAGTAAATATTGACTTTAGTTGTGCTTGCTTGTTGCCCGTAAAGTTCAAGCAATCCGCCAATAACTGCTAAAAAATCATCTGTAATCTTTGCCATGGTTAAGCCCTCATACTCTCTAAAACAGCCCTGTTACGCTCGGCAAGGGTCATGAATTTAGATGGTGCGCTATTCGTTGCCTGTTGATGATTATTCAAATATCTATACTCGAATGTTTGCCAACCCCGACTTAAAGTCATTTCAATAAGTTCGTTAGGGTTATACCCAGCTCGTACAGCTTTGTTCAGTTCTCGAATTAGATAATTAACAGCGCCTTGGGTTAGAGGTTTCTTTATCGATTTTCTAAATTTAATAAAATCATCAATCAGATTTTTTTCTAACATGCCATCAAGTCCAGAAAAATCGAATCCGTTAATAACTAGGTTATTGACTGGTTCTTTGACTGGTTCAATAATATGACTGGTTATGGGTGCAGGATTTGCACCATCGAGTGGTGCAGGAGATTCACCACTAGGTGCAGCATTTACACCACTAACGGAATTATTTGCACCATAGGGTGCAGCATTTGCACCACTAAAATTTAGGTAATAGATGTTAGATTTATTGAGACCGTTTTCGGTTTTTCTGCTTTCAATTTTTAAATATCCATTGGATTCTAACCATGAAATATGATTTTGCACTGAGCGCTCAGAAATTTCGCATTGATCAGCAATATAAGCAATCGATGGAAAACATTCGCCTTTGTCGTTAGCATTATCGGCTAGTTTAATTAAAACCAGCTTTCTAAGCGGATTGCCAACTTTTAATTTCATGGCTTCAACCATTAATGACATGCTCATTGTGTAACCCTCTTTAACGTGTAGTAATAACAAGCTTTCTTAGTCTTCTCATTGATTTTGTGATACTTATCTTTCACATAGCCATATTTGAATAATCGCCCTGTTTCCCGAAGTCTTGCGCTAATCGCTGGTGTTGTATCAAACTGGTTAAAACGCTTCTTAATCTCGCGTTGAATATCGTCTAGTGTTCGGTATTTACCGTCACTACAAACAGCTATAACACGCTCTTGTTGTGATTTTGGCTTTAATAGATTTTCATTGTTTAATGTACTCATAATTACCTCGAATTAGTTTGATTACCGTAATACAGCCACTCAACCGAACAATTCAAAGCTTTAGCGATTTCTACAATATTCCTTGGTTTTTCTATGTTTCCAGATTCTAGATCGCTGATTGACTGTTGTTTCATACCAACCAAATCGGCTAAAAAAGATTGACTTATATTTTGCTCAATTCTCTTTTGTTTAACTCGCTCTCCAATTGTCATATTTGCCCTTACTAAATATTAACAGTTATAACTGTATTAAATAACAGTTTATACTGTTTGTCAATTACAGATTTATCTGTATTATTTTTTTTATAACAATGGAGATTTTTAAAATGAATAATCTTGGTCAACGAATCAGAGCACGACGAGAAGAATTGAACTTAACGCAGGAACAAGTAGCTTCACAAGTTGGAATAAAACAACAATCTTATCAAGCAATTGAAAGTGGAGAAGTAAAAAAACCTCGCTATTTATATGAAATATCTGTTGCTCTTAAATGCGATATGGCGTGGCTATTAAGCGGAAAAGAGAAAGAAGTAAAGAATGTAGAACCCATAGCGCTAAAAGCTCGCCAAGTGCCTTTAATTAGTTATGTTCAAGCAGGAGTTTGGACTGAATCATGCGAATTAAGAGATTCAACAGGATTTGAATACATTATGACTTCATTGGAACTATCAGATAAAGCATTTGCATTACAAATAAAAGGCGACTCAATGGAGCCAGAATTTAAAGAAGGTGATGTTGTCATTATAGATCCAGCCATTAAACCTATTCCTGGTGAATTTGTTGTTGCAATGAATGGCGAATCAGAAGCTACGTTCAAGAAATATCGAGAGTTAGGATATGATGAACATGAAAGAATGCAATTTGAGCTGATTCCGTTAAATCCTGACTATACAACAATGAGCACATTAACTCAGCAAATAAGAATAGTTGGCACAATGGTTGAACACAGAATATTCAGACGTAAAAGGTAAATGTAATCAATGCTATTAAGAAAACACGGCTAACCGCTTCGGCGGTTTTGAATATAACAAAACAGATAAACTGAATAAAATAAATATAACCAAAAAGAGATCACCCTAGATATTATTTATAATCAAAGGAATAGACATGAATAAGAACGAAAAGAGATCACCCTTACAACAAAATATGTATTTGGATATTAGTATAAAAAATGAAGGAAATTTTGATGGTATAGAAATGGGAGTTCTAGAAAATGGAATTCCTTATCTGACACAAAATGGACTAGCAACTGCATGTGGGGTACAAAGACTTAGAATTAAGGAGATATCTGATGAATGGACAGAATCTATAACATCAGGTATTTTTAAAAAAGGAAAGATGACATTCATTAGTTCATACCTATTACAACGTGGATATAATGACCCTAAATTATATATACCCATACAAAAAAATGGTGTTGAGTATCATGCTTTTCCTGATATAGTTTGTCTTGCTATTTTAGAGTTTTATGCTTTCGAATCTAGTCAAGCAAAAAATGAAATAGCAGAAAGGTCATATAGAAATTTAGCACAGTTCGGGCTAAAAGAATTTATTTATAACGTTGTTGGTTATAAACCAGAAGATCCTTGGTACCATTATCACAGTAGAGTATCTATTATTAATAATATGAACGTCCCTACTGGGTGTTATATCATATTTAATGAAATAGCTGGCTTGATGGTTGACTTAATTCAAGCGGGATTAATAGTTAATCAGTATACGGTACCGGATATTAGTGTAGGTTCGACATGGGCAAAATATTGGAAAGATAATAATTTATCTAGTATTCATGGTAATACTCAACCATGCCACCATTACTATCCTGATGAATATAACCAATCATTATCCAACCCTCAAATAATAAATGCCTATCCTGAAACAAGCATCCCAGAGTTTAGGAAGTGGTTCAGAGATATTTATCTTCCTACAAAATTCCCTGGTTATATACTCAAAAAAGCAAATTTATTACCAGGAGGAACAACTTACGCAAAACAATTAATAAATACTCTTAACCCAACTAAAATAAAAAAATAATAAATCATTATTCCCCCACCCGCCCATAGCGGGTTTTTTCACACCTGCCCCCCTCACCGCAACTTTAAAACACCTTTCTGATTAAAAAATAATCAAACAAATTAATTACAGTTAAAAATACAGTTTTATCTGTTTACTTATAACAGTTTTAACTGTATTATCATTTCATCAAAACAAATCAACTTACCAAAGTTGAAGCTCTTTAAAAATTAGAAAAGTCGGGACAACTTATAAAGTGTTATTCAAGTAGACAGTGTGAAAGTGAAGCTCATCTTAGAACGAAATGCCTAGCTCCCTCTAAGCTGATGAACGAATAACACGGAGTAAGGGAGCGCAACACCTACTGGGGTATGTACCAGTATTCAAATCAAAGCGCATTCACAGAGTGCGCTTGAGTTTGAGGTAAGAGGAGATAAAAAGATGATTATCAAAGTTGAAAAAGCTCAATTATTGTCAGCCCAATTGTTTAGAGCGTATCAAGACGTAAGATACTATTTAAATGGTCTTTTCTTTGATAAAGACGGAACATTAGCAGCAACAAACGGGCATAAGCTTTTTGTTGGAAAGCATTTGAGTAAAATAAAGGCAGGTGTAATCATATCAATAAAAGATAAAATCCCAACAAAATTTTATTATGCAGAAATAAACACACAAAAAGGACTAATCTTTTACAAATCAGAAAAAGATGAAACTTTATCAGTTGGGTTAATTGAGGTTGTTGACGGGGTTTATCCTGATTATAAAAAGATAATACCTAAGCTTTCAACTAAAAAACACACGTCTGTCATCGGTTTTAATACTGAATATCTCAGTGACATATTAAAAGTCGGAAAAATAATCAGTCCAAAATTCCCTTCGGTAAAAATATTCATGCCGATGAACAGTGATGAGCCTGCTGTTTTTGAGTTTTGGAATCAAGAAGCAATAGCAATCCTAATGCCAGTGAGGATGTAAAAAATGCAATTACATAGAGCTGTAGAAAATGGTTGCGAAAATGCTTATTGCAACATGATGAAGCATTCTGAAATGCAAGACGCTAAAGAAGCAGAAATTAAAGCTCAATCAAACGAACTTTATGACAAACTCAGCGATAGTGATTATCTAGAAATTGAAAAAAAAATAATGAAAGCGTTTGGTTGGGATGATGTTGACACTGATTCAGTTCAAAAAGCATTAAAGCTCATATGTTATGAAAAAGCTGAATTTCATTTTAATGAAAAAAATAAAAAATCATTTTATTAAGCTAACGAATTTTGACAACTCGGAAAGACGAGTACATGCAAATCCTTTGCCCTCTTTTGAGGGCTTTTTTACAGAATTAGCAGACAGAAAGGGGATAAAACAATGACAAGTAAAAAGATTATTGAACGATTACAGCAACAAGATTGGTTTGTTGAATGTAAAACTGAGCATGAATTAGCGTTAGTGTTAAATGCTTGTTTAGATGCGGATGTTGTTTGGTCAAACAGAGTAAGCGCAATAAGTCTTAAATGTAGCATTCCTGTGCCGGCGCTAATCGGGCGTTCATCTCGCCGTTGGAGTAACGGTTTGTGGTTTTCCAACACTTTAGCTGATGAAGATTTAAAGCACTATAGTGACATAACAGATTGGTTTTTCGAAGAATTGAGGAAATAGCATGAACACAATACCGATTGATTACGTCGGCTGTAATGTACATGAAACAGACCGATTTAATATTAATTACAAAATGACTAAGGGCGAGCAAGTATACGCCCTTTTTTGTACCTACTTTTTGACATTCAGCGGACTGTTTGGGCTGATTCGATGGATGTTAGAAGTGGCAGCGGAGTGAAGATAATGACGTGGGAAGAAATATATAGCTCGCTACCCATTCAAGCCAGAATGATTATTGATATAGCAGAAGCGTACAAGGTTGATTTAACAGAATTAGCTAATTTACAAGTTCAAAAACAAGAAAGCGACACGCATTTAAATGAGGTTCGATATGGTAGAGATTAGAAAGGCAGTTAGAAAAAAAGCAAAATTAAGATTGGGTATAGCAGCACCCAGTGGCGCAGGTAAAACTTACTCATCATTGCTGTTAGCTTTTGGGCTGGGTCAAAAGGTAGGGTTAATTGACACAGAACAAGGTAGCGGTGATTTATATGCTGATTTAGGCGACTATGACATTATTCAAATTGAAGCCCCCTACACTATAGATAAATATCTACAGGCAATTAAGGCGTTCGAGCAGGCTAATTATGACGTAATTATTATCGATAGTCTTTCTCACGCATGGGCAGGCGATGGAGGTTTATTGGATAAACAAGGGAAAATCGCAGATAGCGGTAAGGGAAATGGCTACACAGCTTGGAGAAGCATCACGCCGGAGCATAATGCGCTAGTTAATGCAATGCTAGCAAGTCCGTGTCACATTATCGCAACAATGCGAAGCAAGCAAGAATATGTGCTACAAGTTAACGATAACGGTAAACAAGCCCCCAAAAAAGTTGGCATGGCACCGATTCAGCGCGACGGAATGGAATATGAATTCACTGTCATGTTTGATATTGATATTAATCACAATGCAACATCAACAAAAGATAGAACGCGGTTATTTGACGGCAAAATTTTTAAGATTACATCAGAAACTGGCGAGCAATTGCTGGCGTGGTTAAATAACGGTGTTACAAAAGAGCAGGCGGAAGTTAATAATTTCAAAGAAAAGACCTCTAATATTTCATCTTTGGATGAACTGCAGAAATTATTCGCTATTAGTTTTAATAACTTACGTGGATGCAGTGAGCAAGAAGAAGTTATAGAGCACTACAATCAGTTAAAGATAAAGCTTTCAGAAGGTGAAAATAATGAGACAGTTTAATATTTATTTCGATATAGAAACAATTCCAACCCAGTCTGACAATATAAAAAACTATATTCAAAGCAATTTAACAGCGCCGGCAAATTATAAAAAACCCGAAGCGATAAGTACTTGGATTGAAGAAAACAAAGAACCGGCGTATCGAAAAACCGCTTTAAACGGCGGTTTTGGTCAAATTGTTTGTATTGGTTATGCAATCAATGATGGAGATGTAAAGGTAATTCATTTTGATAACTGGATATCATCCGAAAAACAAATATTGTAGACATTTTTTAATGAATTGATTGAGTGTTATAGACCAAGTGCAGACGTAACACCGAATTTTATCGGGCATAACATCGAAAACTTTGACTTACGTTTTATTTATCAGCGTGCAATTGTACTGGGTATAAAACCACCAGCATTTTTACCGCTCAATAGTAAATCATATAACAATATGTATATATTCGACACAATGACGGAATGGGCAGGTAAACGTAATTACGTATCGCTGAATGAAATTTGTTTGTCGCTTGGTATACCACCAAAAGGTGACGAAATAGACGGCTCTAAGGTTTGGGATTTTGTGCAGGATGGAAAATTAAAACAAGTTGCAGACTACTGTGCTGATGATGTTGAAAAAGTTAGAGCAATTCATAAAAGAATAACATTTCAAGATGTGGCTTAAATTAAACAGCATAACCGTCATAGTGACGGTTTTTTAATAACGTCTGGTATATGCGTTGATGATTAGTGTTAGCAGAGATCGTCAATCCTAGGCGTAGCCCGCTAATTTGAAATATACAAGCCGCACTGTTTGATGAACGGTAGTCGCGCCGTTGGCGACAGAGCGACATTAACTAATTGGAGATGAATAAATGGCAATAATAAACAAATCAAACACAAAACAGAATAAAAAAGATTATTGGCGAACAAGTCCAGAGTTGATCAATGATGCGTTAAAACTACTGAATATAAGGAGGTTCGGCGTTGATGTATGTTGCTCAAGCGGAGAAGTCAAAATTGAAAAAGCCGAGTTTTGCATAACAGAAGATTTGGACGCATTGAGAAAATATTCATGGTTTTTATTCGGCAACCAATATGTTTCGTTTTGTAACCCTCCATTCTCCAAAAAATGGGAATTTTTTCAAAAAGCGGTTGAACAAGTGAATAGATTCAGAGGACAGGTTTTAATGGTCTTGCCGTACACGCCTGTAACTAAAGCGTGGCAAGACAATATACACGGGCAAAACTGTATTATTTACGTACCCGATGGTCGATATCAATATATATTGCCGAATGGCAAAAAATCAGCAAGCAGCTGTAATTTTGATACATGTTTGATTCTGATTGTACCGTTCAAATGTGGAAATGTAATTGTTAATTATAAGCGAGGTTTAAAATGCATAGATTAATAGATTGGTTAAAGTCTTTTAAAAAACCTTTAGAAAAACCTTTTAACAAACCTTTAGTTTATAAATATAAACGAGGTGATAAGGTTGATTCTCCAAGAGGGGGCGGAATTATTTTTAGTAGAAGCGATAGAATGAAAGATAAGACAAGACCAGCTTACTTCATACTAAGTGAAAGTAATGATATTAGAACATATTTTAGTTGTGACTATTATGAAGATGATTTGATTTTGATAGAAGAGTGTAAAGGGGTACAAAGTGACTAAATTAAATTGGCGTAAATATCCAGAAGAAAAACCAGTTACGATAAGAGAAGACAAAATTATTGCACTTGTAAAAAGCAAGTATTGCGATAAACCTTTTTTGCAAGTTTTCGCCTATGTGCGCGAAATCGAGTTATTTTACTGCGGCTATAGCATAGTTACCGATATTGATGCTCATGAAGATGATACTGATGACGGCAAAACTGTAATTGCATGGACGTATTTAGATGAATTACCACTACCGCAGGAGTACTTATGTCAGAAAAAATAACGTTTGTTGTGTATGCACGGATTGGACCGTCAAGAAATGAAGAAAAAATCGAAATTGATAAAGCTGAATATGAAGCTCTGGAAGATAAGGATGTGTACCTGCAAGAGTTAATTAATTCTTATCTTCCCGATCTTGTAGACAGCGGAATATATATTGAGGAGTAATTATGATTACAGATGAAGAATGGAAAAAGCTAAAAGTTGGGGATGTTATCTATGTTGTAAATGATTTATATGATTTACAGTTAACAAAAACAACTATATCAAAAATTACAAAAGCGCAACTAAAGTTAGACTATGCTGAATATTTGTATGTTCAGACTTATAACAAATCTCAATCTGATCGTTTGTTTACCAATGCATGTAATGCATATAAATATGGAATAGATCTTCTGTCAGAAAAAACAAAAAAATTACATAAAAAGATAAACGAAATAGAGTCTAATAAATCTCTTTTTACAAAGAGCTATGAACAACTGGAGCAAGAAAATGGCAAATAATTTAAATCAGTGTTTATTCACTGGCAGAATCGGGAAAATCGAGGAGCGTTACACCTCTGATAACAAGTTAATCGTTAATTTTACTATGGCAATTGGTAGCTATAAGAAGAATGGCGATAGCTATGAAGATGTCACAGATTGGGCTAATTTACGAGCGTTCGGTAAGATTGCGGAAAAAGTGCGAGATAAAGGCAAAGGTGCTTTTATTCGTGTTACAACTCGATACAAAACAGATAAATGGCAGGACCAACAAGGCAACAACAAAACAGCCATTTATTTTATAGTTGATGATTTTGAAGCGTTAACGTTCGACAAAAGCGGCAATCAGTCAGCACAACAACATAAACCGCAAACATCAGCTCAGCAAAATGAGTTTATAGATGACGGGATTCCATTTTAATTTGACAATAATTTTATCGGGTTGTATAGTTGTTGATACTACAACATACGCGGACTTCCGCACCCGAAAGCTAGCGGTTTTTTTATGCCTATTTTTAGGTATTTGATCATATCTATGATCGGGTCGAGAGGACGTAATACAATACTCGAAAGAGGAATAAGTCCCGCCGTCGTATGCGGTAGTTGAAACCCGATCACCTACTAAGTGATCAAATAACTAAACATACGAAAAGGTATAAAATCATGTCAACTCAAAAAAACATAAGCATATCGCTAGATACAGTCAATAATCTTCAAGCATTAACAGCCAAGGCACTAGCTGTAATACAACTCTTATCTACTGATGGACAAAGCATTGAAGGCTTTGAAAGTCGTCACGTTTTTATTATGGATGCTATCTGGCTTGTAAATGACTTGGTGGACTCTATCAAAAATGAATTGAGAGGCATTTAATTATGAATACACTAATTAATTCACAAAACAAAGAATTAACAATGTCTAGCCGTGAGATAGCGGAGTTAACAAATAAAGAACATAAAAACGTTTTACGAGTAATTAGAGACTTAATATCTGCTCAAGTTTTAGACGCTCAAATTGAGCCACTAAAATTTGAATATAGAAATCAATGGTTTGATTACTATGAGTTAAATAAACGTGACTCACTTGTTATCGTTGCTAGATTATCGCCAGAGTTTATGGCTTTTGTTGTTGATCGATGGCAAGAATTAGAGCAACAAGTCTCAAATAATCAATTAAAGCTACCAAGCAGTAAAGAGCTTGCACTAATGGTTATTCAAGCCGAGGAAGAAAAAGAAAAACTACAACTTGAAGTTGATTACCTAAAACCTAAAGCAGCATTTCATGATATGGCTGTAGATATTCACGGTGCTGTATCTGTTGGGCAAGCAGCAAAAACGTTAGGGACTGGGCGCAATAGATTATTACAATTGATGCGACAAAGAAAATGGATAAATCGCCGCAATGAACCGTACCAAGATAAGATAGAACAGGGATTATTGGATGTAAAACTTTCAAATTGGGAGCACCCAGAAAAAGGCATCCAAGATGTCATAACAACTCTTGTAACAGGTAAGGGAATTACAAAATTAACTAAAATGTTAAGCACTAAACTTGTAGCCTAACTGATATACGTAAACAAAGGGCTTAATGCCCTTTTTAATCCACAAAATCTGTTAATAACTCACTGAACAACCACCCTATTCTATTAATTTATTACAAATATCTGCGCTGATTATTTGGCGTGCAATGAAATAATTGAGAGAGCATTTTTTATCTTTGATTCACCAATTTTGGGGAATCAAAGTATAAATTACGAACACCCGTTTTATTAATTAACGCCAAATTTGGCGAAATATTAAAGGTGAATCCAATCATGACTACACACGAATTAAAAATAAAATCTGAATATTTCATGGACGTTGCTCGATGTCAGAAAAAAGCTGAAATACGCTACAACGATCGCAATTACAAGGTCGGGGATATTCTGAATTTGTATGAAATTGACTAAGAGCGGTAATCGTACAGGTCGTAAATGTAGCGTTATCATCTCTCACATTTTAGATGATGCAGAGTATTTGAGAGATGGTTATGTAATGTTGAGCATTGACGTAATATACTGATTTATATAGAAAGATAAGGAGAATAATTATGACTAAAAAAGCTACAGTAACTGTTTCATGTGATTTATTAAATGAATTGCTATGTGCTCAAAATGAAATTATTGTTAATTATAAAATAAATAAAGGTGAACATATTTATTGTGGTCGCTGGAACGAAGAAATTAATGATTTAATTGAAACGTACAATCAAGTCGCAGAAATACTTAATATTGAAAAAATGAAGTTGATTCCAAATAATTGAATAAACACAGCAAATTACTAAGTTTTATTTGTTGATGAGAGATGAGAAAAGATTATAGGAGTAAATAATGACACCGCTGCATGATATGCGATATGTGGCAAAAACATTGAAGCTATCTGAACATACGGTACGAGCAAATCCTGCAAAATATCACATGTACAAAATCGGGGGCTTTTGGCGCATATCTGAATCAGATTTACAAAATTACATAGACGAGAGCAAGAAAAGAAATAATAATGTTATTCGGCTAGCTCTTGTTAATGACAAAAAGGAGATTAAAAAATGTCATTATCAAAGAGAAATGGCGTCTATTATATCGACATCCGCACGCCAAGCGGCGAACGAATTAGACGCTCTACTGGGGTGAGTGATAAAAAACTCGCTCAGGAATATCATGACAAAGTAAAGCATGAAATGTGGGCAATAAGCCGACTTGATAAGCGTTTAGAACGTACATTTGACGAAGCTTTATTGTTACTACTAAATGACGGAAAAGACCAAAACGATTATGCAACTAAAGTTCGTCATGCAAAATATTGGCGCGCTATTTTTGGTGGTAAAAATTTGTCATCGATTACCGGTGAAATGATAGATAATAATCTGCCAACACATAACGCGAAAAATAAAAAACCATTAGCACCAGCTACAATAAATAAATATCGCAAAACAATACTTAGGGCGTTGAGTCTAGCTCAAAAGAACAATTGGATTTCCTCCGTTCCGTACGTCGGAAAACAGAAAGAACCAAAAGTTAGGGTTAGATGGGTAACAAAGCAACAAGCTCAAGAATTGTTAAGAAATATATCTCTAGGATGGTTGCGTGATGTTTGTTTATTTGCGTTATTAACTGGAGCAAGACGAACTGAGATTTTATCATTAACTTGGGATAAGATAGATTTTCAAAACAAAATAGCTATAGTAAGCAACGATATTGCAAAAAATGGCAAAGCAAGATCGCTGTTATTAAATGATGAGGCTGTTGAGTTATTAAAAAATAGACGACTCATCAATAGCAAGTATGTTTTTGTGAGTACAAATAATAATCCGTTAAAAGACATTGATCGGCGCGCTTTTAATCGCGCGACTGAAATTTGTAATATTGAAGATTTTCATTTTCACGATCTACGCCACACGTGGGCAAGCTGGCACGTTCAAAGCGGAACACCTCTTTTTACACTGCAAGAATTGGGTGGTTGGGAAACGTTGGAAATGGTAAAAAAATATGCGCATTTAAACGCTGAGCATTTAAGCCATTTTTCAAATGCAGTCACATTTTGGTCACAAAATCAAAATAAAGATAATCAAGCTTTGAGCTTGGCGGTTGCAAATAATTGATTATCTTAGTTTTTAATGGCGTCCCCTACAGGATTCGAACCTGTGACCTACGGCTTAGAAGGCCGTTGCTCTATCCAGCTGAGCTAAGGAGACTTAGATAGGAATTTTTGTTTAGACGCTGTGTATTATATAAAGCTATTTCGATCCGTCAATGATTTTTAATGGTTTATCACATTGGATTGATAAAATATCATCAATTTAATTTCTTATTAGTTTAATTTTGGTTATGAATGTATATCTTATCCTTAATTTAATTTGTATCACAATGTAGATATTTTTTAATTACTTTCACTCTATTATCTATTAGGGCGTGTTGATCTTTCATGATTATTTTTTAGACGGCATGATGTGAGTTATAATAATTCAGCCAAAAACAACCATAACTCGATTCATCATGCCAAGAACAATGCTAACAGATAAACGGTGGGAAAAGCTACTACAAATAATGAAAAATACCGGCCGAGTTTATAATAAATCCGAGCATCGGATGACGTTTGAAGGGATCCTTTTCCGAATGAGAACCGGTATTCCTTGGCGAGATTTGCCAGAAGAGTTTGGTGAATGGAGCACTGTCTATAGGCGATTTAATTTGTGGTCTAAAAAAGGAATATTAGTTGATATTTTCAAACATTTATCACAACTAGCGGATTTTGAATGGGTGTTCCTAGATGGCTCGATTATCAGGGCTCATCAACATAGTACAGGCGCTGCAACGGAGTATTCCGAGCAAATAGGTCAGAGCTGTGGTGGTAATTCAACTAAAATTCATCTTGCGGTTGATAGTGGTGGTTTGCCTATTTGTTTTGAGCTTTCTGAAGGACAACGACATGATATCACTTATGCAGAAAACCTAGTTGAAAAGCTCGATGAAGTCAATACAGTGATAGCCGATAAAGGTTATGACAGCGAGCCTTTTCGGTGCTTTGTTCGTCAAAAAGGCGGACGAACGGTGATTGCTAAACGTAATTATGGTAAGGATATAGATAAAAGCAGTATGGATAGGTGCCTTTATCGCTATCGTCATTTAGTCGAGAATGCCTTTGCTAGAATCAAGCAATATCGTTCAATATCAACTAGATACG